CTGCCTGAATGTAGGCCACATCGCGGTCGGTGTCGGATTTGCGGATGGTGGAAAGCTCGGTTTCGCTCATCTGCTGCAACGGCACAAAGTCGAACGTGATGTTGTCGTTTACTTTCCCGAACAGGTGCAGTTGCACCAGCTTGAGCAACTTGTCCAGCGGGTCGCGCAGCAGGTTTTCCTGCATGGCTTTGATGTGGTCGTAGTAAACGGCAATCTCGCCCTCTGTACTGGCATTCAGACCGCTGGGCGTGATGCCGAGCAGCTTCACCAGCGGCGTATGACTGGGGGCGGCCATTTGCTCTTGAGATTGGGCAAGCAGCGCATCCAAGCCGGACAGCGGGGTGTTGAACTGGAAGAACTCTTCTTCGTCTTTGCTCAACAGCATCAGGCCGCGATTGTCGCGCAAACGGTTGTACAATTCGGCACGGAGCATGATGTTGGTGTCGCCGTCGTCGCTGCCGCTCAATATCGCGCTCATGTCGGTTTTGATGCCGGACAAGGAGAAGCTGTGCAGCAGGTCGCTGACGGAATCCACGGTACGCAGCCAGCGTTCCACATAGGGCATCATAAGCTGCGTCATGCTCACGCCGCCGAAGTTGTAGGCGGGTTTGAGCATATCCGGCACGGGGCGGGAAATCAGGGTAAACAGTCGGCTGGCATGGATTTCCTGTGCCATCACATACCATGCCTTCGGTTTGTAGAAATCGGGCAATGTCGGATCGATGGCGTTGTATGGCGCGGGGGTCGTCCACATCGGCTCGATATTCACCAAGGCTTTCAGGCTGCCTTTGGTAATGGTTTTCTCGGTCAGTAGCAGCGGATTGGCGAGCTTGCCGTCGTGGTCTTTGATTTGCACCAGTATCTGGCCGCGCCCGAACAGGCCGTCTGTTTCAATGGCCTTGCGGAACACACCCCGCACGTTCAGCCGCTCGTAGCATTCCTCAATCTGCTTGATGGCCTCGCTGTTATCTTCTTCGCCCACGGATTTGATTTCTATCCATTGGCGTGTCATTTCGTTGGCGGTGGTTTCGCTCACGCTGCGGTATTCGGAAATTTGCGCCAACTCGGCCAAGCGCGGATAGCCGATAAAGCCGGTGCCGAAAAAGCAATCAGCCCCAAAGTTTCCTAAGGGGCTGCTGTCCATCGCTATACCGTTTGGCTTCACGCCGTCCGGCAGGGCTGGGAAATCCAAGCTGTATGATGCAGGCTGCTTTTCAGGTAACCTTTGCAACGCACGGCGCATGGCCTTGGCGTTCGGCTTGTTCTTTTTCTTACTCATAGTCCGCTCAATATCTTGGGGTTGATGTTCAATCCGCCCTGCACAGGGGCAAAGGCCATGACCAGCGCATCCGCCCGGTTCGGGCTGGGGATGCCGCGTTTTTTCATGTCTTTCTTACTCTCTGCCTTCACACGCCCGTTTTGGTCGTAATCCACTTGCGGGCGGCTCAGTTCGGCAGTCAGGTATTCCAATTCGTGCAGGCTGCTTGAAAGGCTGATAAGTTGGTCTTCGGGGTAGTTGTCCCCGTGATGCACGGCACGCCACGTCTTGTAGAAGCGGTCGCGTACCATCCACCATGCCTGCGCCTTGATGTTGGCGAACATGTCGCGGTTTTTCTTGTCGTCGGTGTACTTGGCATCGGGCTTGTACACCGCGCCGCCTGCGTTGAAGCCTAGCGTTTGCACCTTGCCGTTCTTGCGCCGGAACTGTGCCTTCACACCAGCGCCCACACCGATGTTGTCGTACACGATGCGGTCAATATTCTGCTCTTGGGCATACAGGTAAACCTTGTCGGCGGAATAAATCACGTCTTGGCCGCGCCATTGCTGCATGTCGGTTACGACTGAGCCGTGCCGCAATACGGTGGCGTTGGCATCATCGCCTTCATCAGCCACGTCAAAACCGAGGATGCGCCGCCCTGCGGATGAGAAGCCCAGCTTTTCATGCGCATCAATGGCGGCTTCAATCCAGCTTGGTTTGATAATCGCCAGTTCGCTATCGGCCACCGGCTCGCCCAACCAAATATGACGGTAAAGGTCATAATCACGCGCCTTGCATGACTCAGCCTCTAAACGTAGCACATCAGGCAAATAGATGTTGTCCGTGTAGTTCACGACAATATCGGCTATATCATCAGGTGGATTGACTACAAACCGCTGATAGGTAGGGTCTAGGATATTCTTCGGATTCCATGTAAGCCAAATCTCCGACCCATCTTTACGGATAGTCGGTATTAGGATATTCCAGCTTTCATCGGAAACATTTTCCGCCTCTTCAACCCAGCATATATCAATCGCTTCAATGGATTTGATTTTTGTCGGGTTGTTCTTAATGCCGTAAAAGAGAAATTCCGAACCTGTCGATAGATGGATAATGCGGTTACGCTGTACTTCATATTCCTGCGTATAACCTGCCCTATCTATCGTATCTGACAGCAAAGAGATTACGGAATCACTGATACTGTTTTGAAGCTCACGGGCGCACATGATACGAAATCGACCTTTGCAGGCAAGCTCAACCAAAACTGTAGCAACCGCCCACGATTTCATACCACCACGTCCGCCGCGCAAACTCTTGTATCGGTGCTTTTGGATTAGTGGTCTGAATTTAGGGTGTAGCTTATTCTTCATCGCTCAAGAACAAATCGGAAAGTTTCACATCAGCATGAACTGAAATACTTCCAGAAACTTCATTATCAACCTTATCGCGCCATTTTGAACGCTGTCGGTTTTTAAGCCAGAAAATGGCAGCAGGCGTATCTGGCGGGTAATACTTAGTTAATGGTGTTTCGATAATCTCACCTTCTACTACGCGAATATCAACATCAGGGGCTTCGTACCCCATGGCGCGGCGATACAACCGTTCAGCGATATTCGCATCTGCAAGAATCTTCCCTTTTTTTATGGACTCGCAAAATTCAGGGAAATCATTTTTCCAGCGGTTTATCGTGGCTACATTAACATCGAAAAAATTAGCTATTTCTTCGTCTGTTGCGCCAAGCAAGCATAATTTATAAGTTTGTTCAGCATATTCATGCTTGTATTTTGTCGGACGCCCGATGGGGCGTTTCTTATCGCTCATATCGAACCTCCAAAAAAATCCCCGCACCAATCAGGCGCGGGGCTAGAACCACAACATTAGGAAACTGAGGCGCGACCCTCTGGCGATTGGGAGCGTCCGCAATCCTCTCCCCTCAACGTGAAACCACGCCCCGATAGCCTTTGCCGAACACCTTCAAACGGCAAAGGCCCATAGAAACCTGAAACCGGCCGGAGAACCCTCCAACCCAAAATTTCAGGTTATTCAGGCCGTCTGAAAATTCAAACGCCGCTACCTGTACAGGCAGAAGCTCAAATTCAGACGGCCTGAAAACGCAAAAAACCGCCCAACAAAGGCGGTTCATACAGCTATTTCCAAACTATATCACAATTATACCTAAAACCTCCGCTTTGTCAATAATGCGGCATGATTCAAACTCATCCTGTAATTTCAATATAGCCGTTGTCTCTAATGCTGCTACCACCCTCTTTATTTTTTCACGCTGCCGGTACAAATAACCATTTGATATATCGTATTTATCCATAATAACGGTTTTTTTAGGAAGCCCCGTAAACAAGTTGGATAATATGTTGTCGCACAACAGCAAATTAACCCCTGCATTTTGCTCTTCAATATACGCCGTAATATCCACAATACCACTCATGTTTTCGCTATATGTGCATTCAATCACAGCCAACTCGTAACGGTTTAATACGCGCTCTATCCGGCTGATAATCATCGCGGAGTTTGCGTGTGTCTCGGCTTGCGTCAATTCTCCACCGCCGCCCATCACGCCCTTACTCTCACACCAAGCACAGACCGAAGCCGTATTATTCAGCGGCTCCATGCGTACACTATGGATTTTATAAACTTCACGTAATACTTGTTCAACATTCCTATACATTCACAGCCCCGCTTATGTTTTAACCAACCCTTTTTCATGCAACAAAACCAAAGTCCGCATCACACCTTCCGCGAAGGCCGTCTGAATTTCGTCTGCGTCCAAATCTGTTTTCGCTCGACCGTCGCAAATATCGTGGCAGGCGCTGCACGCATACGCGCCCATAAAGTCGGGCGGCTTGATGCCCGTACCGCAATAGCCCGCCAAGCGGTAGTGCGCCAAGACGACGGTTTCGGGATTGCGGTTACAAATGCCCGGCAGTCTGACCGTACATTGCTCGCCGCGTGCGGATGCTCTGATTTTGCTCATGTTCCCATCTCCATCATTTCTTCTGCCGCCCTTAGCGCGGCTTCTTCGCTGTCGAACTTACTTGACAGCATCATGTTCCACGCCACCTGAAAACAGGCGCGGTAGAAGTTGTTAAACTCCTCCTGCCCCATCTGCGCAAAACTGATGCTCTTGGCCTCTTTGCGGATGCCTGCGGGGGTTTCGTAGACGTTGTAATAACCCGCCTCCACCGTCAGCCATTTGCGGAAAGCCTCCATGCTCTGCAACACCGCGCCGACTTTCTCGCCGCGCTTTTTCGCCACAGCCAAAACAAACTCGTCGGCAAACTCCAAAAACAGCCCGCCACTCGAATGCATGGCCTCAAGCCGCCGCGCGAAACCGCTGATCAGCTTCTGCTCCCCGTCTGTAACCAGCCCGCCCGTCGGCTGCCAGTATTCGTACGCCAGCGGCAACAGGCCGCCGAAAAAGAGTTTGTGATGTTGGTAGCTGCGGCTGCTCATCTGCGTGACCTTGACGCGGTAGGCTCTGCCCGCTTTGAGGCCGCGCAGGATTTCGGCGTCGGCGGCGGTGGCGGCGGCCAGCGTACCGGCGGGGGTTTTGACTACGGCAGCTTCAATTGCCATCCCAACCCTCCTGTTGGCCGTCTGAAAGCCTGCCCGCTTCGCAGGCCATGCGATCGTCCAGCCACTCGACAATCTCCGTCTGCATGGCGCGGTAGCCGTAGCCGGGGCAAAGCACCAGTCGGGCATACAGGCGGCCTTTGTGCTGAATCACGGCCACGGGGCGGCCTTTTTCCCGCGTTATCTGCCAAGAGAAATCCCCATAGCTGTTGCGGCTGCGTGCCTGATTAAACTTCGGCCAACCCGCGCCGTTGGTTTCGCAGGCAGGTTTGGCGGGCTTGGTTTGCAGTACAAGCGAAAGTATCGCGGCGGCAAGGGAATTGCGGTTCATGCGTTTTCTCCGTTTTGGCCGTCTGAAACTGCCGCTTCGCGCAGCTGCGCAAAAGTCTTCATCGGCGCGATGTGCACCACCACGCGCGGGGTGTCATCGTCGCGGAAGGTGTAGCGTTTGCTCACAGTGCAGGACACCACCTGCTTGTCGTCGTGGAAGGCAATGCCGTTGAGGGCGTCCAGCACCGCTTTGGCGATGTTGTCGGCATCAGGCTTGACGGCGGGATACAGTGCGCCCGACAGCGCGGCGGCGCGTTTCTTTTTCGGCCACGACGCGGGAACGGGAAACCATGCGGTGACGCTGGCTTTCAGCGGTGTGCCCTTATCGTGTTTGATAAAACCCTGCGCCTGCGCCGCCAACTGTGCCGCTTCGCGCACGGCCTCTTCGTAACGGCGGGTTTTGGCGGGGGTGTAGGCTCTGCCGCCCTTAGTGAAGCGCGGTCGGGCTTTGCCCTGCGGAATGCCGTTCACGCGGAACAGCAGGGTTTCAGACGGCCTCTGCATCGTGTTCATATCAAAAATCCTCCGTTTTCAGACGGCATTTGCCGCTCCATGGTTTGATAAATTTGCCGTTCCAAACGACAAAATTCCATCCTTCGTAAAAACTCATTGCTTCTCTCCTGTTTTCAGACGGCCCCAACCGTAACCATTACGGTTGCCGCTTCCTGCGCCCGTCCAGCCACGCAACCTGCTTTTGCACAATTTCCGCCGAGGCCGTCTGAAAGCGGCCGTTCTCGCATTCCGTCTGCGGATTCAGTACGCGCCATGCCTGTTCGCGGGAGACGGTGCAGACGGTAAAGCCCGGCAGTCCCCGCGCGGCGGCGGCGCGAAAATCGGCATGGGCGCAGTGCAGGCAGTTCATTGGCGGTAGCTCGGCCAGTTGAAGGGGATGCGCTTGCCGCCGTTGTCGCGCAGGCGGTCGCGGATGCGGGCTTCGATGCGCCGCTGCCAGTCTTCTTCCGTCAGGTTGGTGAGTACCAGCGTCGGGCGCACGGCCTCGTAGCGGGCGTTGATTACCATGCCCAGCAGGCGGCTTTCGGTTTCCGTGGGGTTGCCTGCGCCAAATTCGTCCAGCACCAGCAAATCGGCCTGCACATACGGCGCGCATGCCGCAAGCTCGCTGCCGCCGTTGAAGCTGTCCTTGATGCGCTGCATCATTTCGGCGGCGGTGATCACCACCGCGCTGTAGCCTTGTTCCAGCACTTCGTGGGCGATGCCGCAGGCTAGATGGTTTTTGCCCGTCCCCATGCCCCCGGCGAAAATGGCGCAGCGGCCGTTGGCGGACACGTCGGCGAAATTGTCGGCATAGTCCCGCGCAAAGGCTTTGGCACGCTCCATCCGCATCCGTGTGGCCTCG